CATATCCACAGCTTCTTTGCGAATTACAAATTCACCGGGAGTTAAAATTGCTTTTACTGTATCTGTTGTATTTGGCATTACTTATCTCTTATTTCAAAATGGGGAAAATCGTCGAAACGGTTGTCCATTACCTTAAAATCCATATCCCAGTCTCCGCCCCATCTCAGACGGTAACCCATCCCACGAGCAATGCCGATAACAAAACCAGCGAATAGTGTTTGCCTTTCCCTATCCTCCCAATCCACAGGATAAGGGGTAACGTCAACGGCTTTAGAAGGACTAATATTGTGCCTACCGTTAGGATACTTAACTTTTGTGCGACCTTCATCATATAATTTATTTTGCCTTTCTTTGCTCCTATGCCCTTCAAGGACAGAGCAATCTACATGTTTGATTACTTCATTAAACACTTCCTGTAAACGCTCATCACAGGATGCTAGTCTCTTTTTTGATCTTTTAGAATATCGTGGCATGTGGATTTGAATTTAAATATAAGTTATACATAAACAAAAGACAAATAATATTTTATTAAGTGGTTGAACCAGTCATCCAATTATAAGCTCTTTTTTTAAGTTTTCTAACTGGATGTAAATCATCTTCTAGTAATGATTCTCGTTTCGTTCTTGTACTCTTAGGAGCTTTGGCAAAGTAGTCTGCATAGTATAACGCATCCATTACATCGTCATTTCTAGGTTTTGGATGCTCAAAGAACTCGTCTACTAATTCTGTCATTTCTCTTCTTATGTATAACTTCTTAGAGTTGACGATAACACCTAAGCTTGTCTCAAGCCTATCTTGCTTTTTAATCCTAGCTGGTGGTTTAACCCCTTTAAAGATTCCGGGCATCAGTCTTTTTTCAGTAGCAGACATTCTTGTTACCATATCTCTAACCATTTCCTGTGCCGCTACGGTTTCTATCGTTACTCTCCTTACTGGAGTGTATTTATTTGCTAATCTTATAATTTCTTTTGGAACATCAAAGGTTGGTATTCTTTCTCTAAAGTATTCTAGGACATATCTATTTTTATTGGAATCAATCGCCATTACAAGTATAACTTGAAAGTCAGATGTTTCCGATGCTGTCGCTGCTAAATCCACCCCTAGGTAAATGTTTATTGGAATAGCATCTTCACCGTCTATGAGGTAATTAAATTTGTTTCTACATTCTACTTTACCACTGAAATATTGTATTCGATCTATTTTAAACGCTGCATTAGAGATATCCCTCGCATCATTCATGTATTCTTGTGCAAACTTATTAACAAGCCCAGCTTCAATAAACTCTCTTTTCTTTGCTGCTAACTTCTTTAGAGAGAATTGGTCTTTCCAAATAGACTTACCGTCTTCTATTGCTCGTTTAAAAGTAACCGCCCAAGGATATGTTCTACCTTCGTCTTGAGCTTTTTTGTTTCCGTCTACTACCGCTTGCAAAAAGCTATCAAAATGAACTATCGTTCCCGCTAACCATATCCATCCTTCTCTTCCCGGGGTTTCCTCTAGTGCGGGATACACTGTTGATACGATCCATTTTTTAATATCTGCTCTACGCTCTGGTGTTTTTGTATTTAATTCTGATTCAAAGTCATCTAAGATGATACCAGTATAACGAACATCTACTTCTGCTCTACCTCTAAGTCTTTGTGAAGTACCTTTTGCAATTAATCTGTCCCCTTTAGGTGTAACAATATCTTTTTCTGTCCAACGCTTTCCCGCTGCACCTCCATCTAAATTACCGAAGTAGTAACGAAGACGCTTATTCATTTCAAAATGATTGCGTAAATACTTTAAGTGGTCAATAGACTGACTTTGTTCTTCGGATACCCATGCAATAAAGTGCTGCTCATCATCTTGGGCAAACACAAGCTTATGCATAATGGCTGCTTTTGATAAGATAGACTTACCAAAACCTCTAGGCATAATGATACAGCTACGACTACCGGGTTTAGAGGATATTAGTTTATCTGCTACATCAAAGTGAAATGCTGGTGATGCAGACTTTTTAAGAAAGTCATTTGGTAGGAAAGCTCTTCCAAAGTAAATAAGACTTTTATAGGACTTGGCTAATACTTCATCCCTGTCTTTCATTTCAGATGGAGATGGATTAATATTAAAATTATCCACTACTTAAAAGGATTTTGTTTATAAGTTGGTGCTGACATTAATTTTTCTAATGCTTTAATTCGATCAGGATTGTTTTTAGTATACATATCCGTTAAATATGGTTCTACTTTTTTTAATGTATTGCGAACTTGCTCACTCATTACAACTGGTAATTGTGTAGATTTTTGATTGATATCTACAACAGTATTTATTAAACTTTGTAAATACGGTGAAGGTCTTCTTTTTCCAAACAACCCTTTTCCAATAGGCGGTTTAAATGTCCCAGCACTTATAGGTATTTTAGCAAAATCCATTAATTTTATATCTTTAGTTAATAAACTACCTAAAATTCTTTCTTCAAATTCAAATTTAGGATTCATTTGATTTTTATAATACCCATGTATTTTTTTATAATCTTCAGGAGAAACATAGTTATCCAGTGTTTTTCTATAGTCTTTAACAGCAAATGGTTTCAGCTTGTATCCCTTCCTAACTAAATCATCTCTATCCATAATAAATCTTACGTCAGTTCCTATATTGTAATGTGGTCTAGATAAAAATTTAGGGTCACGAGTTATAGAAAGACCTCTAAGTGCATTTTTTAATTTTTTTGTTGAGTATTTAAGAGTTGTATTTCCATATTCATCTATTTCTTTTGAATATTCAGGTATCTTATCTTTCCCTTTAGGAAAAGACCTAGTTGGTTTTATTTTTCCAGTTTTAAGTATTTCTTTAGCTGCGGATACAGTTGTATGATGATAAATAGGATTTTTAAGTTTAACCTTTTTCAGTAATTTCATTAAAGATGGAATCTTTTTAGCGGCTAGTAATGGATTTAATGCTATATCTGGAGCAGTACCAGTAATTGGTTGTGGCGTTCTATAAGCAGACATAGAATATTGCCTTAACTTACTATCCATCTCTGCTTTCATTATTAAATCATTGATATTATTATGAACATCAGTTGATGCCGGATTAGCCGTAGCTATGTTTAATAATGAATTGTTTTGTGCCATATTTACGTTATTTAGACTCTTTTGTTGTAAATGCTATGTTATATCGATTGTTACCTAGTTTGATTGATTTAGGTACTGTATAGCTCCAAACAGAGCTAGTCTGTGTATTCCAATGCCTATCATTAACTACTACTGCTTGTATTACCACTTGTTAATTCCTTTTTCTTACCTGTTAACATCCCTTGCTCAAATGCTTGTAACTTTTCTTTACTGAATCCAGTAAACTCTTGTATCAGTGCAATAGACTCTGACTTCTTATCTGTGTTTAACAGACCTGATATCTTCATTAATGTTTCTAGTGCTCTTAATTTATCGCCATCTCTTACTTCAACTTTATCGACAACGCTCTTTGTGCTTTCTAATAAGTATCTTTTTGTAATACCTACGTCTGCCATTAACTCTTCTATTTCTTTATCCACTTGATTCCTCACTGTTTTGCTCTTAAGTAGTAATGTTGATTTTCGCTTAGCTGCTTCTGCGTCTGTTGTCTTGGGATATGCTTTTATATAAGCACTCTCAGGATCTAAGCCCATTGCAATGTATTTAGAAAACATTCTCTTCTCTCTAGTCATGCCGCCTTTTACTCTAGAGTCATAACTATTCTTTTTTACAAATCTATAAATAGAATCTTTTATTGTCCCATGAAGCTTTGTTTTCTTCTTTACATTGAACATACCAATGATTGTGCGGATATAACCATCTGTTGTGTTATTTCCTTTCATATACCCTTTCTTAAGGACTTGGACTATCTTACCGTCATCGGAATGACACCACTGGTTCTCTTCAGCTTCTTTCCAATTTTTTAGAATAGGCTCTGTAGGATGTGCTGTACGAAACTCTTCTTCGCTTTCGTAAGCATAATGGACAACACCTTTGACTGTACGCTGTAACGCCAAACTAATTGGGTTGGTTAAGGTTGTATTCGTCCATTTCTATTATTTGTAGCTCTGGCATATTATTCATTCTATATACTAATTCTGCAATTAATCCTACGTTTCTACCAGACGGCTCTATAATGTCTAGTATTTTTAATTCATTTGATATTTCTCTACACCGCTCTAGGTTAGTATAAATGTCTTTTATTTCGTAATCACCGTATATTGCTCTCTCAAGCATTGTTATCTCTCTATCCATATTAAAATTTAATAAAAACTTGACAAGTTGCAACTATATATAATAATATTATCTATCCCCCCTTTATTTAGTCCGTTGGATTTATAGTAGTACTATAGTATATATAGTATATAGTATATATAGTATATAGTATCTGTTATATATATATTATATATAATATATATTATATATATATAGTATATAGTATATATAGTATATAGTAAGTAGTATATATAGTACCCGCTTTTTTTTATGTAGTACCCGCCCCGCAATAGATCCTAGATAACACCATAGTAAACTTCAGAAAATTTTAAAAAAAATATATCAGTATGTGTCTTTCTCTTTTTATATACTAGGGGATACCCCCCTTAACCCTTTTGAGATTAGGTTTCTTGGGTTGAAAAAAGTAAAAATAATGTATAGCTAAAGCTATCCTTCTTTATAAAAGATTAACTAATAATGTATAGCTAAAGCTATCCATATCTATGACGTCGCAAAAATAAATTACGTCGCAGTTTTTTATTTATTGTAGGATTGAATTTTAAGGTGGGTAGCTTGGGCTATACAGTGATAACCCAAGCCATGTGAGGATAGGTACTAGTTAGCTGAGTTTAGGTCTAATGTGTATTGATTCTCATCTACTTTAATTTCAGGAGATAANATGTCNTTTGCAAAAGCTATNCAACTATCTACAATCTTACCATTNTTATCAAAGTCAGCTTTTTTNACTTTATCTCTATGAGTAGTGATATAAGTTCCAGCCTGAGCTAAACCAAATAATGTTTGGTTATTATCAGCAAAGTATTTAGTCATCATCTGACCATATACACCATCACCTAGTTCTTTAACATCAAGATACTTATTTCTGTAAAGGGCTAACATATCTGTATCTACATCAATAGCTAATTTATTAATATTAGCCTCCATAGTATTCATAAATGTTTCACTACCTTTACCTACCATTGCCTGAGCAAAAGCAATAACCTGACTATCCCAATCAATATTGTTTTGCCTATGTGAAAACGATATTGAGTCTGTAAGATTCTTAGATATCCAACCATTTTCACATTCTAAGATTCTAGCATATCTCATAAAGCCAGCCTTTAAAGTGCTATTATAACTATTAGTAACTTCATAGACTTCTTCAAGAGTAGCACCTACGCTAGCTAGTGCCCTACTAGTGTGAGGTTTAACCCAAGATTCCCTAAACTGTGAGCCGTTACACCATATAGATTGCAACTTCCAATCACCATCTACTCTTGCTCTAGCCTCAGCAAACTTCTCAGATAATGTCTTATTATCTATTATCAGATATTGCTCAGATACTTCACCTAGAGATTTTTTCTTATCATCCTCAAAATAGATATTATACTTACCAAAGTGATATCCTGTTTCTTTATCTACCTGTGGAATTTTAGTAACTTCTCTGAATGGGTTAATCTTACCCGCTGTGTTATCTTCTCTAGATTGTTCTAATACTTCAGAACCTTGTGAGATTGCTGAAGATATATCTATTGTAGAATTTATCTCCATNTCAGGATTAAGGTTAGATTCTGTAATATTACTATCATTGTTNACTACTTGTAAATTGCTCATATTCTGAGTCCTTTCGTTTTTTTTATTATTATGAAACATCATGTTCATATATACTATACTATATAGTTCTGTAAAAGTTCCATTTATTT